ACGAAACTGCATGGGATTCGTTCTATGATACATTCANTAGNAGNATCAAACTGATCACCAAAGGTTACACTAACTCACTTCTCTTTTCTCACTATGCTTTACACAAANCCAGCAGGTNGTCACTATTACTTTCCAGAGTCAATCTCTCGTGAGGAGGCACTAGAACGCATGAAGCAATATGCAAAGAAAGCAGAACAGAATGAGCGTTCTGGACAACAACTATTTGATGACATGTTCGGCGGTTAATGCACGATCTTTTCTCTGATTCTTTACAACAACTCTCTAATCTTTCTATCTACAAACCTATGACTACTAACAACCCCTATGTTGACACATTGCTTGAAATGGGTTATGATAAACAAGACATAGAAGTTGCAGGCGCTATGTTTCAAAAGCATACATTTCCATGTGAGATTTATGGTCGCAAGTTTGAGACTGAAGAGCAATACTTTGCTGAGTTGCATGAGTATTTCAATGGCATGTAAATCGTCCTCCTAAGTAGTATCACCACTCATTTTATGCGTTTTATTCTTGCCGCTTCAGTCATCATCATGGGGTTACACATTGGCACACATCTAGTGAAGCAAGTTAACAACATGCAAGATGCTAAGATGGAAAGACTGTGCCAAATTGACTCATCATATTGCAAATGAAACTAATACCAATTGTTGATCCTATTCCATACTTGAGGATAGAGAACTTCTTCAGTGAGGTAGAACTAACTCAGTTAGTCTTCCCTGAGTTAGATTACTATACAAAAACAGGTAAGTTACTCAATGCTTTAGAAACTGGGTCTGCTCGTGATAGAGAAGGGAACGTAATCAAGAATAATCATGGCGTCTTTATTGAGCAACTCTACAGAGAGAACTCCGCGTCTAGTATTGCAGGGTTAATCAATAACTTATGGAACACAGATACATGCGCGGCGATAGAACAAACTGGACCATGGAATAGAGGGTTTAGGCAATCAAATGCGAACGCAACTTTAGTAAATTACTATCAAGATGGTGATTACTATATGCCCCACTGTGATGATGTTCAGTTCACACTTTTAATTTGGTTATGGAAAGAACCCAAGGCATGGAGTGGTGGAAACTTCTATTTTAACGATGTAAATCATAAGATCAAGATGATGAACAACTCAGCAGTGTTGTTCCCTGGTTGTTATTCTCATTCAGTAGATAAGGTGAGTATGAATAACCCTAGTCACTTAGATAGTACAGGAAGATATTGCTTATCGCGATTCTATTGGATACATCAAGCGACTGAAATGTTCTCATTTAGTGGCAACACACCACGAGACATGACACCATTAAATCTATCCGACTCGCTCCCCTCACTATGATTGAACCAAAGCAAATCATCCCACTATTTCCTATTGCTGTAGGTTGTTATCACTTTGGAGATGTTACAGAGTTAAAAGATCGTGTCCGAGAGTATATCAAAGACCGCCCATTCAATTCTAATAATGATAACCCCAATCTCAAACATTATTTACAGAAAGGCGATAATACTGATGGATCTGTTAATATTAACGACAGTTTCTTTAATCATTTTGATGATACTGGTCTAGAGGCATTCTTTAATGAGTCAGCATACCATTTCCACACTACTATACTGGGGTTGAGTATACAATCACCTTATAGAGTTGTTGATGCTTGGGTCAATCATTGTTCCCAAGGTAATCAATCATTTCATGCACATATTAATTCATTCATATCAGGTACATTCTATCTTGATCATGATGAAACAGCAGCACCGATTGAGTTCGTAAATCCATCAGTTACACACCAGACTGAACCCGCTATTAGTTTCAGTCCCGATTATACTAAGACGACTATCTTCTCACAACCAGCAGCACAGATTAAACCTGAACCAGGAGACTTGCTCTTATGGCAATCACACATAAGACATGGTTACAATAACAATCAGTCTCCTAATCGTCTCTCCCTAAGTGTTAACATGATCCCACAGATTGTGTTCTCTCATCGCTATGGTTTTGAAGTGTCACCTATTACTAAGGAGTGGAACTAAATGAAGTTTAAACATCGTGATATAGTTAAGTACAAACAACACAAAGGTTTCATTAATTATATTGACGAACAGAATGCTTATCTTACTATCTGTCTCTTTGAATACCTTAAACCTGAACCTCTACGTGTAGGAAGTAAGTGTGATTATAATCAAGTTAATCTTATCATATATCCTAACGATTGGCATCTGATAGAGAGACAAGATGATGAATGATGATTTAACGCGGAAAGATGAATTAGACTATGTGTGGTTAACACTTAAGGAGGCAACTTCTATAGTATGGGAACATTGGAGAGACTTCGTAATTAAGTCTAGAAAGACCTAATCTGTGGAATAAATGTGGAAAACCTGTGGAAACTCTGTGGAAAAAGAATGTTTAATTAAATATAGTTAAGTGTTAGATAAAGAGAGTTATTGTCTCAGAGAAGTGTAGTCTTAGCGTGCATCCTAACAGTTGTCAACCTCCGAAACATCAGCATTCCTCATATACCACTACTTGACAAATCTCCCAAATATAAGTAGAATAACAATGTCAGATATAAGAAAAGTATGGTCTTCAATCTGTATGACAACGATGATGCCCTCAGAGGTACTTTCAGCAGCATCTATGATTTAGAACTTTACGTTGATGGTGTAAGAAACTCAAGGGGAGAGAGATATCCTCAGACTGAGAGAACTTCACCATTTGACTATATTAAATCAATTGGTTGGTGTATGGTAATTAAGGAAGAAAGTATGTCCACTAAATGATACTCAGGCCAGCTGCCTCAATCAGTTGACTAAGTGGCACAAGGAGACGGCACAGGGCACCAAAATCGTGTATCTTATAGGAGTGGAGGGGACAGCACCTCTCCCGCCCTCTAAACCTCTTTTAAGACTCTCATGCGTAAGATTGAAACCCAGATGAACGCCGCTATCCAGGCAAACAAAGATTTCAAAAGTGGTAACACTCAGGTGATCACGATTGAAGGCGTTAGTTTCATCTATCTCCACGGCAACCAGATTGCAACAGTGGACGAAGATAGCATGACAATCTATGATGGCGGTTGGCAGTCAACTACAACTAAATCCAGATTGAATGCCTTATGTAATGAGTTCTGCATCACTGGTGAGGGTGTATTCCAAAAGAACTATAAGTGGTTTGTGCGTAAGTTCGTTGGACAAGTTGGTTCTGAGAAAGTATTTAAGAATGAGGAGTTTGTGTCAGGTTACGTCTTCGCTTGATATCACTTAGAGGGCACCTGTGGATATTAAGTTTTCCACAGGTTTTCCACACTAGTTGACATTTAGCACAAAACATGTTATTATCATTGCAGTCGCTGAGATCGCAGTCCCTGTAAGGGTTTTGGGCGGTCGGGGCGGCCGTATATAAAACGCAACACTACCCTAACCTACAAAGGTTCCCACAACCCAGATATATAATAATTGGGTTGATGATTTCCCCAGAGATTAAAAAAATTTTTGCCAGTAAAAAATGGACGTGAAGATCCGCCAAGACCGCCAAGATGATCGCACGAGAATCCTGGAGTCACTCATACGATATGAGGGACGCCTAGACAATCGTATGTACGCATGTGCAGACTACTTAGTGTCAGCAGGTACTGTAGAACACTCGGATACACTTGCAGGGTGGTCAGAGTGGAAGAAAGAAAACCCCAATCAATTTACTCAAACAACTCTATAATGGCAAGATATTCAGTAATCTATCAGACAGATTCAGAGGAAGTCGTAGATAGCAGACATTCTCAGAAGGAGTATGCTGAGGAAAGACGAGAGTTCTGTAAAAATCTGCTACATAAGTTAAATGTATCGTCGGTAGATGTAACCGTAAGAAGCCTATGAAAAGATTTGTTGTGCCTGTAGAGGAAGATGAGAGTGGTGAGTGTTATTTCAATATACCAGAGGAGGTATTAGAGGACCTCGGATGGAATGTGGGGGATATTTTAGAGTATTCAGATGAAGGTGATGGTACACTATTGATAACCAGAGCCGATATTAACAAACCAAAGCAGCAACCAGAGTAGCGCGTTCACTGCATATTATGTTTAATCCAGATCAATTTGACTACAACGATCCCGCTGAGGGCGAAGTCCCCGCATGGATGCAAGATAAAGAAGCATCTTTATGGGCAGATAATAAACTTGCACATGACACTATACTACAGATATTTGAAAAAATCCTCGGAAGAGTAGCAGCATTAGAGCAAGGTACTACAGCTGTAGGTGAACATGTCACTACTTTATATGATAGAGTGAATGCGATACCTGAGATCAATGGAGATTTGTTTAAGTATAAACCAAGAGGTAAGGAGTACCTTTCATTAGGTAGTAACTTTGATGAGATTTATAATCGTATAGAAAATATAGAAATGCATCAAGGGGGATTCTGGTAAATGGGATGTAATAATTACGAAGACATCGGTCTGAATATGAATCATTGTGGACGCTATAGTCCATACAATGGTGGTAACTTCAATGACCAGGGAGCATTTAACTCTACTAGTTGGCAGGGTGTGCCTGTATCACATGCTAAGTATGTTGTTGATCCACGTTTACAAGAGAGACAGGATAACATTGACAATATATTAGACGTTCCTACTTGGGATGATGATATGGTAATGTATCCATCTCAAGTTTGTACTGAGAGTGCCAATCCTAGATTTTCTGGTGGCAGTTCATGTTCAGTACAAGAATGTGGTAATTTTGCCAAGCCAATACCTGGAGGTTTCTTTGGCACTCAGTATGTTATTCTAGGTCACTATCCATCCGAGTTATCATTTAGACCTATCTTTAGTGATCAATGGTTTTACTATTTGTTTGACCTAAGTGATCCTATTGTAGGTTATCCATGCTACTTTCTGGAGACGATTACTAGAACTAGTAGTAGCTCAACCACTACTTCAAGTCCTGGCAGTGGTACTGAAGGTCAACCTGGTTACACTCCTCCTAGTTCATCAACTTCAACATCATCCTCTTCTGGAACCGAACAGAGATGTCATCCATGCACTACTCTAAATTGTAGTGCAGGTTCATCAGAGATTACCTATACTACTCAGGATGGTAGAGTTGTAGATGGTAGAGATCCATTTCCTACGATTTGGACTGCAGGTACTCGTTCCAACTCTATTGCATTTCGTTATGTTGGTGGTTTACCTTCAGCAAATCCTATTTCTGCTGTAGATTTTAATATTATTGGTAATGGACTTGCCGAAACAGATGCTTGGGATAAAGATTTAGGAGCAGGACTTAATTTAACAGTAACAGATAATCCATGGGCAGACCCTGGAGACATTGGTTTTGAATCAATTTATGTTACAGGTTCTGATGAACTTAACATCGGTACGGAAAAAACGGGTCTGCAACTTAAATTTCGTTACTCACCTTCTACTACAACTACAGCAAATACTGAAACTATCACTGGAAGTATCATTCGTCTAGATGAAATTATCAGTCCTGGTGTTGGATATGAAGTCGGAGACACATTTAATATTTCAATTACTGCAAATAGTCTTACTATTGACTTTACTGTAAAGATTACTGAGGTAGGAGAGATTGAAAGTAGTAATCCATACACCAATTATGATCTAATTAATGCAGGAGATACTGTAAATGGTCATACTGTTGAGAGTGTGCGCCATATGGATTTGAATTTCAACTGGCATGTTGTTAATATTGATGGGGCTGGTAGTGATTTTGCATATGATCAGACATATACTACTAACCGTGGCAATCAAATTGTTGTAAAAGCAGGTAATGGTATTGCTGATAAGGCATTTATTGGAGGGCTGTATGAATTTAGAAACAAGTCTTTCCAATATATGACTGCAGATTACAATGTACAACCTAATGCAGCAGATGATTATATTCAACCTACTGCTAGAAAAGATGTAGAAGTCACCTTTACCGATGGTTCCAATCAAGTTACTCTTGTAAATGGATCAGATTCTACTTACTTGCGTGTTGGATATAGTGTAGACTCTCCCAATATTCCCAATAATACCTATATTACATCTGTAAATGGCAATACAGCAACCCTAAGTCAGTCGGCCGCGGCCACTTCTACCAGTAGTTCTTACAATGGTAAACTTAGAATCACTCTAATTGAGATTGTTAATGGTCAAATACTCAGTATTCGTGTAGCAAATGGCGGACAAAACTGGCAACTGCTGCAAAGACCCCCTCTATTAGTGCTAGTTTCCTCAAGCGAACCAGCAACATCCGCTGCTGAGATTGATTATCAGTTCACTGGTGGAGTTTTACAGTCAGTTAATGTAAAAAGTCGCGGAGCTGGGTATGCTCAGGGCGTAGCAATTGATATTGCCATCCCACAAACCATGAAAACGCGGGATAATGTTGCTTGGCCATCTAGCGAACGCGGTGCTGACCCTGCAAATGAGCTTGGAGATGCTGTATATGGTCTAAAAGAGTTCCAAAACTCGTCAAATGAGGGAAAAACTATAGAAATTGACACTGCTACGGAGTTTAATCGCAAACCTATAGACTATAACTACGAAGGTGGTGCTATTGACACCTATGAAAAGTTCCAAAAGATCCTTCAACGTGCGGCAAATGACCGTCCGAAGAGTAAAGGTGATTCTGTTGGACTAGAAAGTCTGCGTTTCAAGACTTCTTTGCGTCCAAAGGACATAAGATCCGCTCTGAATAAGTCTCAATATGAAGAAGTGCGCTTTGACAACCCAACTAACGAGGTAAAAGACCTAAAAAGAACAAAAGGTGTCCTCCGAACAGAAAGATTGGAACGAGCTTTGCCTGATAGAGAAGATTTGGAAGATCTTCAGTGGAAAACACTGGATTCTAGACTACCAGATGCATTTATTGATGCTCCAGGTGGTGCTAGAAAGTTTATGGAGCAACTTGTAGTAAATGATGAGATTCGTAAAAATGAAATTCTGGACCTAAATTCAGAGGCACCAGAAGTATCTGCCAGTGGAATCAAGTTGGCAACATATGACCGTGAAGAAGTTCGTACTGTTAGAGGTACTGCGTTTGATTTACCTTGTGCCTCTACCTATACTAAATATATGTTAAGACAGTTTAAACCTGATAGTAGAAACAAATCTGCAATTTACATTACTTTAAATTGGGAACCAACCGCATCTACAAGTTGTGCTGACAATACTGGGTGTGCAATTAATTACCCATTTGTTGGTACTGATGCAGGGTCAACAACTACAACTTCAGGTGACAGTTCAACAACAACATCAGTTACATATGCTTCCGTAATCACGGGTCCATTTGGTGAAGGTTGTAGACAATTTTCTGCCGAAGGGCAAGTAGATGTTTATAATGACTTAACAAATGGTGCATATATTTACGAACTAGCTGTAAATGCATATGGAAATCCATTTGCATTTAAATGTCAATAGGAGTATACTAGATGGGACTTCCCGCCGCTTTATACAGAGGAAACTGTTCTGGGCATGGTATACCCATTCCAGCACACATTCACAGTTATGAACCTTGTGGTACTACTTGTATCACAGCATCGGTGCAACCAGTACAAGTCAAAGATGCCACTTGTCTTTGGCCGCCAACAGTTCTTGCTCCTGCAGGACCTTACATCCGAACTGTGATCGTTAATGGTATCTTTCCAATATGCGATCAAGACATTCTAACTCCACACAAATCTCCTACTACTAACATTGTTATGGTTGGACCGTGTGGGCAAACTCCACCAATTCCAATGCCGTGTGTTTGTAGTTTGTTGGCGGCTGAGGATTCCAAAGGTATTGGACATCCAAGAAAGGTGACTGCACTGACAAAGACTGTTTATGCTAATGGTCTGGCAATGGCAAAGGTAGCGGATCCATTAGGACCGCCATGCCTCTCTGTAATCGCTCAGGGAAGTCCAAATGTACTCGTAGGACCCTAATCATGGTAAGATCAAAAGTAGGCATCTCAGGGCAACAACTGATTGAATCAAAGCCTAAGAAAACTCGTCAAGGAAGTGGCAAGAATACCAAGTATGCTTCCACTTCACGTAATAATAAGCGTAAAGTGTACCGTGGACAAGGACGTTAGTCCCTAACTGCGATAAATAAGAAAGGAGATAGTAACCTCGCTAAAAGTTCTAATATATAATTCTATAGGAATATGGCAAACTCTCCAAATCCTGATACTGTTCCGTCGTTAATGGAAAATGATCATGGTACGATTGTTCTTATTACCGACCCTCGTGCTGACCTTTACCTAAGCAAAGTTCAGACAAAACTTCATAATGATACCAGTAATGTAAAAAAAGAAACTGACTAACAGTGGCAATAAAACCAATAACATCTAAAAATCTTAAGGTTTCTCGTAATTTTAAGGATCTTGCGAATTCTTTTCTTCGTAATCCTATTACGAAAGACCTTACTGTTTTAAAGGATCAGCAAGCTGTCAAGCAAGCTATGAAAAATTTGGTTTTGACATCTCCTGGAGAAAAATTATTTCAACCCGATGTGGGTTCAAAGGTGTTTCAACTATTGTTTGAACCTTTGGACCCATTTACAGTAGATACTCTTAGGGATGAAATAACTGACACCCTTAGGAATTATGAACCAAGAATTGAAGTCATTTCGGTAGAAATTTCTGCAGAGGATGATTATCACCAATTAAGAGTTGATGTTGAATATAGGATTGTTGGTCAACCTCTTGTACAAACTATAGACTTTATCTTACAGCGAGCGCAGTAACATGATTCCAACAGATCTTACAGCGATGGATTTTAATTCCATCAAAGCTTCTATCAAAGATTATTTGCGAACTCGTCCAGAATTCACAGATTTTGATTTTGAGGGTTCAACTCTATCATATCTGATTGATGTTCTTGCTTATAATACTTACTATGGAGCATTTAATGCTAACATGGCAATCAATGAGGCATTTCTCTCTTCTGCTACAGTAAGAGATAATGTAGTAGCGATTGCTAAACTTTTAAACTATACTCCTAGGTCTTCTAGGGCAGCAAAAGCATGTATCGGTTTTGATGTTCAGACTGAAACTTTAAATGATGTATTTCCCCAGTATGTTGTTCTAAAAAAAGGTACGATCGTTACTGGAGGCGATTATAATTTCGTTTCTTTGATAGATGTAATTCAACCGACAGATAATACAGGTAAAGCAGTATTTTCCAATGTGCTTGTTCGTGAAGGTACTCTATTAACCTATAAGTATACTGTATCTTCATTTAAGAAACAAAATTATGTCATCCCAACGGATAAGATTGACGATACTACGATAACAGTAACTGTAAAACCCAACGCTCAGTCAACTCAAGAAGACGTTTATGTGAAGGGAGTAGATATTACCACAATTACAGCAACTTCTAGGGTATATTTTCTGACAGAAACTGAAGATAGTAGATATGACTTGACTTTTGGTGATAATGTTATTGGTAGGAAGTTGGAAGATGGAGAAGTTATTAGTATTTCATATCTCAAGACTCATGAAGAGCTAGCGAACGATATTAGTTCTTTTAACTTTGTTGGGGAACTAACAGATCAGTATGGGCGACCGATTGCTGATATTGATAGTGCTGTCCGCGTTACTGAGCGTTCCCAAATGGGAGATAAACCAGAAAGCGTAGAATCTATCAAATATACTGCTCCTAGAGATTATACTACTCAACTTCGCGCAGTAACTGCTCAAGATTATAGTATTATTGCGAAAAAAGTGTATCCTAACGCACAGTCTGTAATTGCGTTTGGTGGAGATGAACTTTCTCCGCCAGTTTATGGAAAAGTTTACGTCACTATTAAGACCAAAACAGGAAACCAACTTAATAATGCGACTAAATTGACAATTGCTAAGGATTTAAAGCAATATGCAATGGCATCTATTGAACCTGTAGTTATTGATGCAGAATTTCTGTATGTTGCTACTTCTTTGTTTGTATTTTACGATCCTACTAAAACTAGTAAGAGTATTTCGGAATTGCAAGGATTGGTTCTTGGAGCAGTTGAGCAATATGCTAATCAAGAGAACATTAATAACTTTGGATCCACTTTCTCTCTTTCTAAGTATCAAAAAGCAATTGGACTTGCAGATACGGCAGTTGACTCTGCATCTGTACAAACTACCCTTGTAAAATACCTTAATGTTAATCCTGGAACTGTAAACACTTACTGTACTGATTTTGGTTCTCCTATTTACGACTCAAATCCATCCCGTGGTGGTGGTGGTGATAATGGTGAGGGAACATGCTATAAAGAACCTGTAATTGCTTCTGGTCAATTTATTACTACTGATAGGCCAACGGTCATTCAATATTTTGAAGATGATGGTTATGGTAACTTGAGAACATATTACAATAGTGGTTCTAGTAAAGTATATACTAATAACACTGCTGGTACTGTAGATTACTCAACAGGAAAAATTTGTTTTGGTCCAGTATCACTATTAAAACCAGATGGTGATGGTGGTAATCTAGTCACAGTTGATCCTGGCACGGGCGATGGAGACACTGATGGCGGCGATGGTGGAGGAACTAGCGATCCAACTCCTGGTGGCGATGGTGGTGACGATGGAACTGGAACTCCTGGTGTACTTCCTGTTCAAATTATCCCTTCAAACGTATCAAATATTAAACCTGCTACGTCTGGAACTGTTATTTCTCTTCCAATACCATCTATCACAATTGTACCTGTCGGAACTCAACCACCATCTACAATTCCGCTAAATAATCTTACGCCTGAACAGTATGCAGTCGTGCCTGCTGTAATCACTCCGATTGACATTGGCAATACGGGTGGTCTTAATAATATCTCTTGTTTCTGATTCGCATAATATACTTCAATGACGACTAACCCAAATAAGGTCTCTCAGAATATTCTGAATCAACTTCCTGATTTTATAAAATCAGATTTTCCTGCATTTGAGAAGTTTTTAGAATATTACTATAAGTCTCAAGAGAAAACAGGTCAACCTCAAAATATTCTCAACGAACTCAAGTCTTACTTAGATATTGACAGTTATGACTTTGGACTGATCCAGAGTAAAACTTCATTACTTGAAGATGTTAGCGCAACATCTGATATTATCACGGTTGAAAGTGTAGATAACTTCCTTCAAGACAACGGAAGTCTTTTAATCAATGATGAAATTGTTTACTATGAAAGAGCAGATAAATCACCAGAAATTTCTCTAACTGATGGAGTTTCTTATCAAGAATTTCGCGAAAAATGGATTGAACTTCAAAGTCCATATTTAAACTTTAATGGTGTACAAAGGTCTTTCCCACTACGTTCGGAAAATAATCCTGTTTCTGCACCCTCACCAGATCATGTTGTCGTAAGGTTGTTTGGCAAGTATCAGGTCCCTAATGTTGATTTTATAATTTCTGGTACTGATATTATCTTCACCGATCCTCCAAGATCGCCAAACCCATCAGATTCTGTTGAACAGACTGGTATTTTTTACCTGAAAGGTTTTCTTCAAGATGCGATTCAAGTATTAGATGATGTTTCTAGTCAGTTTAATTCTGCAAAGAAAGAATTTTTAATTCAGACTAATGGAGTAAAGTATAACCCAGTTCTTGATGTATATCTTAATATCATCATTGGGGATAAGCTTCTAGTTCCTTTTGTTGATTTTACTATTGTAAGTGATGGAATTAATAATATCCTAAAACTTACATCTGCCCCTACTCCAGATCAGGGAATATATATCGCTTCTATTGAGGCACCTATCAGTAGTTTTGGTAGTGGAGCTTCTGCTGTAGCACAAATTGCAACAAATGGAGAACTTAGCGGAATTCGTGTAAAATCTGGTGGTTCTAACTATAGGATTCAGTATCCACCAGCAGTTAATATTGTAACTACCGTAGGTGGTGGCGGAGCAGCTGCATACTCTCTAGTCAATGGAATCAAAACTTTACCTCTTTTGAGTGGTGGGGCGGGATACAGTGATTTGAACCCTCCTATTGTAGATATTGAAGTTCCCACCGCAGCTGGTGGAATTAGGGCTAAAGCTACCGCTATAGTTGAAAACGGAACTGTTACTTCAGTTACTCTTGACGACTCTGGAAGTAATTTTACATTCACACCTAGAATTACATTTAAAGATCCTGGTGGATGCGTACTTACATATCCAACAGTTGATGTCAATGGATCTTTGAATTCGGACTCAATTCAAATTACTTCTGGTGGTGTTGGATATACTGTTCCCCCATCAGTATACGTTGATGCTCCAACTGGTTCAGATCCAGTACAAGCAGAGATCAATGTAACTATCGCAGACGGCACTGTAACAGGTTATACGATCACTAATCGTGGAAGAGGGTATACTGCATCCCCTAGGGTTGCTGTAATTGATCCTGGTGCTGCTCAGATTCTTGATGTTTCTGTTGATAGTACTGGTAGGGTAATTGATATTGAATTGCTATCTGGTGGCTCTGGATATGTTGACATTCCGTCCATCTATATTGTAGATAACAGAAAGGATGCTTCTGGAGCATATATTGGTGGAGTTGGTGCTACTGCGGTAGCATCCATCTTTAACGGACAAATTACGGATTTGAATATCACGAATTTTGGTACTGGATACGATCCCGCAAATCCACCCAGAGTTGTTATTCAAAGACCCCCTTCTGCCAACGCTTCTGCGGAAGTTGGATTCGGTGAAGTGACTGGATTCCGTGTAGTTGAAAATGGATCTGAGTATACCAAAGCACAATTCGTTGGATGCTCTCGTGGTGTCTCGGCTATTGTTGGATATGATAGTGATGGTAACGTAATATATGAAGATAATACTGTTCCTGCAGCACATTCCGCACTTACTACTGAAGTTGAGTGTCTTGATGGGGTATTCATTGAAAAAATGCTCACTAAATTTACTGAGCAGTATCTTCCAGACATTCCAAAAATTGACCTTAAGAAGATTAATATCAATACGGTCATAAAAAATATTCGTACCTTCTATGCATCAAAAGGTACTCAAAGATCCATTCAGTATCTCTTTAAAATTCTGTATGGTGAAGATGTTAGTGTAACTTATCCAAAAGAGCAGATCATTAAACCATCTGCGGCAAGTTGGCAGGTTGACACTATTCTAAGATGTATTATTGTTGATGGATCATCTGCAAATCTTAGGGATGGATTTCTTCAGCAGTTCCAAGATCAGGTAGACCCCAACATTGGATTGGCATCTGCTCTAATTGAAAACTTTATTTCAATTAAAACTTCTGAGCTTGAAATTTACGAATTGGTTCTTTCAGAAGAAACTATTAAAGGTTCTTTTACTATTCCGTACAAGACTAAACTAGCAGAAGCTATTAGTACTACAGATAGTGTAATTACAGTTGACTCAACGATTGGTTGGCCAGAAAGAAACGGAGAAATCCTTATTGGAACGGAACTTATCCGCTATAAGGAGAAATCACTTAACCAGTTTATTGAGTGTACTCGTTCAGTAAATAATATTGTTGAAGATTGGGATGCAGCTACGGAAGTTACTTCCAATTTTTATGCATATGTCAACTATGGACTGCCAACACAAGTAACAGTCAACGTTGTCGGTATTATTAAAGCGGAAAATACCACACTGACTGATGATGGTACTTATTATCTTCCTGGAGATAAACTAACCGTCTCTAAGTTAGGCGCATCTGAAACTACTCCACTACTAAACACTTGGAATTATAATGTAAAGAAACTTGTTTCTGTTGATCGTATTGAGTTTGGTGGCGTTAATAATAGAACTGCTACTGTATATTGCAACAACCCACACGGTCTTTTGGTTGGAGACCAAGTAACCATTTATGGCGCAAACCCAATTCTCTTTAATGGCACGTATTTTGTACAATCTAGAGAGTCTACGACTGTATTTAAATATGAGTTAGTTCAACCTGCTGCTACTGTTCCTCAAGGAAATATTCTAATTTCGGTTGACCTTAACAGGGGTAAGTCTGATATTGAATCTATTAATAATGTTATTAGCATTTACACTACAAATATTCAGAATGCATTTTTCAATGATAATTATGTTTACATTGCTGCTTCTGGTATACCCAATTATAAGATTGGTCCTTTCGCAGGACAAGCACTAATTCCTGGTAATCAGCGTAAACTATTGAGATTCCCTAGAAGATCTCAAACAATTTCAACAAAAGATACAATCAAACCTGGTCCAATTGGATCTTGGGTAAATGGAGTATCTATCTGGTCTTATAAGTCTGATCTGAAAAAAATCTTCGGAAAACTTACAGCAATCAATATTACCTCTCAGGGTGATTCATATGATGCTGCTTCTCCACCAGCTCTCACTATTTCTGGTGGGGATGGAGATGATGCTGCTGGAGTAGTAGTTATTAATGGTTCTATTACCAGTATTGATGTTGATAATACTGGTACTAACTATGCTGAACCTCCTCTAGTATCCATTGTTGGTGGTGGTGGTTCTGGAGCATCAGCAACTGCTGTTGTTACCAATAGTGTAGTATCTAGAATTCTTATCACTGATGGTGGTACTGGTTATATTTCCAAACCTGAAATCACCATTGTTGGTGGTGGTGGATCAGGTGCTACTGCAACGGCATCAGTTAGAGGACCTATTTCTGCTGTCAATCTGACTAATACAGGAACTGGATATACCTCAGAACCTACAGTAACGTTAAGTTCTGGTTCTGGTGCTCAAGCACAAGCAATTGTACAAAATGGTCGTATCATCTCTATTGCTGTTATTAACGCTGGTTTTGGATATACAACTCCTCCAGAAGTAGAAATTTATGGTAATGGTTTTGGTGCTATTGCTAGAGCAAATATTGATACTGATGGGGAGAACGCTGGACGTGTTACAAGTATCTCAATTTCCAATAGAGGTATTAACTATGAATCTGGTACTACTGTAATTATCTTACGTTCTGTAGGATCCAATGCAGAATTCCAAGCAACTGTTCAAGATTGGAATTATAATCTTGCATTTAATACTACTCTTGATAATGCTCAAGGTTCTGTATTTTCTGGATTTAATAACCAGTATGGTGGTGAGTATGCACACTTTACCAATCCCAAGAGACTGAGATTTGTTCTTGGAGATAATCTTCTTGAGGATTCTAATGGGAATTTAACTGAAGCCACAGCAAACATTACTCACTCTCCAATCATTGGATGGGCATTTGATGGTAACCCAATTTATGGTCCTTACGGATATGGTGACCCAACTAATCAAAGTTCAAATGTCCGTCGTTTAGAACCAAGTTACCAATTGAGGTCTGAATTGGTTCTTGATGCACAGACCAATCCAAATCCAATTAGAACTGGTGGTCCTTTGCTCTCAGGTGATGCTGCAGGCACCTTTGTAGAAGATTATGAGTATACCTTCGGAGAAGGTGACTTAGACCGCTACAATGGTCGTTTTGGCAAGACTCCTGAGTTCCCTGATGGTGTCTATTCTTACTTTATTTGCATTGACGCAACTGCAGAAGGAAATTCTGTATATCCATACATTATTGGACCACAGTTCAATTCTAGTGTTGATAGTTGGAACCTTTTAGCATCTGCAACTCAGCAAAATATTCCTGTTGGTGTTATCCGTTATCGTGACCCTTACGAAAATGTTGATATTGATGTTGAACGTCAACCTAATGCTACTGCGGACCTTTTAACCACCGAAGATGGATTAGAACTTACATTTGAACCTATTTGGGAAGATGCTGATGGAGATAATGTAATTGATACCAATTATCAAACCGATGACGATGGAAATCCTATAACTCCTTTAGTACGTCTTGCAACTAGAAATGATGATAGAGTATTCCGTTTAACGTTTGATCAAAATACAATTACTATGGCAGTAGGTCAAACCTACACTATTCCAGCATACGTTACTACTGATAGTCAATATGCAGCATCTACTGGTATTTTAAATTTCCAAGTATTGCAAAATGGAATTACCAATAGTACTGTACTTGGACGTATTGTATCGGTAGAAAAATTCATTCCAGCTTTTGATAAGACTTACGATCAATATATTGGATTGGACTTTACTTACACCGATAGCGATGGTGTATCGCAAGGTAGTGCAAATATCACCGATATTGAGTTTGTTGGATTTAGAGCAACTACGGAACTTGAGGATAATGTAACTGAAGAACTGAATGATGTTGGTTCTTTACTGGAAGAAAATAAACTTGAATTGTTTGATTACTTCCCTAAAGTTAGATTTGATTCTAAAGTTGACATTGAAGTTGAAACTATTACCAAGTTTGAAGATGCTAAAGTAAATGCATTTGTAGTAGAAAACCCTGGCGATAGTTATCAGGTTGATGATAGATTAGTATTTGATGATACTGAGACTGGCGGTTATGGAATATCGGCAACTATCAAAACTATTCAAGGTAAAGATGTTTCTTCTTATACCACAGAACTTATTGATGATGTTCCTCATGGAGTAGTTCAAACTGACGGACCACATGAACTGTCAGTTGGTGATAGAGTTGAAATGCTCTATGATCCTAATATTTCTAATGAAAATAGACAGTATAAGGTCAAAGTCGTAAATGGTGTTGAGAGAATTGTAGTAACTCAAACTGGTACTGGTTATAATGATGATGTTCCTATCACTGTTGAAATTGATGGTGATGGACAACATGCTGATATCAAACCTATAATCAATGTCAGCAATGGTACTGTTTCTACTTTTAATATTGAAAAATCTGGTAATGGATTTACCGAAAATCCAAGATTGATTATTTCACATCCACAAGAATTTAAGAAATCTGAATATTTTATTAATGGTACTCAAAATCTAAACAATACTGTAATCAATTCTACCTATACCAGCGACATAACTAAAGAAATTTATGTCTGTGGTAATAGTTTAGATGAATTTAACAACAGAGTCGGTTTTGTTGCTAAGTACTCACCATCTGGAGATATCATCTGGCAAAAAACTGCTAGATCTGAACAACCTAGTGGAGCGGATACATTCTGTGATTTTAAAGCAATCACAGTAGACGAAACAAGTCTTTCTTTGGATGTATATGTTACTGGTACAACTAAACCCAATGCACTAAACGTCAATTACAATCCTGATATTGTATTGATGAAGTTTAATCAGAATAGTTCTGGTTCTAGTGTTAATATTCAATTCCAAAAAGAACTTGCTGGTATTTCTGGTTCTACTCGTTTGGATGAAGTTCAAGCAATCTGTAAAGTTGGAGAAAATAAGTGGGCCATTGGTGGTCATACTAATACAAACTCCAGTAATCCTTTTGATGCATTCTTAATTATCTTTAACGAAAACTTAGGTATTCAGCAGAAAAGAAAAGTTGCTACTGCAAGCGATTCCGAGAAAGTTAGAGATATTGTATACAATCCAGATAATAACAAATTCTACGTTCTTTTAGAAATTGCTCCCGATACTACTAGCGCAGTAAAGTCTGCCGCAATTGTAACGTGTGAAGCGACACAGTTTGCTCTAGTTATAGATGGTGTTCAAAACTTTACTACTACTAGTTACAATCTTTGGGATGCTAGATTTGATTTAGATGAATTTGGAGATTTCTTAATCGCAGGTACTTCTTATTCTGGATCTAATCCTATTGGAGTTTTTGTTGGTAAAGTAACTCCTGCAGGAACTGTTACTTGGGGTAAGAGAATTACTCCATTGGGAACTTTCAGAAATCTTCAAGTTATCGGTGGCAATGTTGATGTATTTGGTAATTATAATATTGCAATAAACTATGAGATTAATGAATCTACATCAACTTCAGAAGCATTTAGAAAGCAGAGTGAGGTTGTTAAGTTCAAATATGATGGTAGTGTAGTTAAATGCAATAAGATCAGTTTGGATCGTAATATTGTCGGTTTTGAAGTCAATGATATTTCCTCAGACAGTTCTGGTGATCCAATTGTAGTCGGACAAGGATATCGCAACGAAGTTGTTGCTCTATTTGATTTTGAAGCAACTACAGAAACAGAACCTGTTGATACTACTGGTAACATTACCAATAGAAATATTATTGGTGACTACTATACAGGTTCTAATATTGCTAGTGGAGCACCTACTGGAGTAGGAAGCACCCGTGCTCTCAGGATTGATGCTCATGATGGATCTGCTTGGTCAGATACTCACTTTGTAATCAATCCAGAAAATAATACTGGAATTTATGGATATGCCGATACCTTTAATCCTAATAATAATTGGACTATTGAAGGTTGGTTTGGCGTAACTGAGACTACTGTACTTCAAGACAGTAGACTTGGTGGACTTGGATCAACTCATCATACATTACTGGCAATCGGTGATGGAAATACTCCAGGTCTTGCTCTTCAGTTAGATCGTTCCAATAAGGCACTGAAACTCTTTGTTTCTGCTACTACAACTAGAACTGCATCACCAATTACTACTGTAGGTGGAATTATTGCTAATGATGCTGGATATGTTCATATTGCTGTAACCAAAAATGGAAACTTGTTCACCATTTATGCTGATGGAACATCTGTTGGTAGTGGTTCACTTCCAGCATTAACTATCCCAAGTACTGCTAAAATTTATCTGGGTAATGTTCCTAATTGGACTGGTGCTGCTAGTGGATTTACTATTGAATCTGCAGGATCTTTTGATGTTGATGGTCTGAGAATTACTGATAGAGTCAGAACTATTTCTGTACCTTCGGTTTCATCTGAATATAATGAGTACTATAAGACATATCATTACACCGAAGATACTTCAATCATTTTAAAAACTGACAAGAATATTGATCTTTCTCGTCAGGGTACGTTTGTTGGAACTAATAGTAATTTCCACTTTACTACTGCATCATATACATATCCATCTACTATCAATCAACCAGTTACATCTGCAGCGGTTACTCTTGCTTCTGAAGGTCTTCAAGTTCTAGATTATAATGATGTAAACTCTTCACTTGTTCTTGATAGTGTAACTCTTACTTCTGTTGCTGATGTTTGGTCTTCAAGAACTGCAACTGTTCCTGCTCTTGGTGGTAAAAAGGTAAAAGCAACTACCACAACTTTTGGTAAGTTTTATATTAAGGTTACCAATACTGTTCAAGCAGATAATGTTTTAAGACTTACTTTAAATCAAACTTACAATCTTAACGTTGGGTCTGTATTAACTCAGATTAATTCAGCAGGACAAACTCTGGGACTTGGTACAATTATTGATATTACCGATTCTGGTATCTTCATTGCTCAGTATGGTAACGAAAGCACCTGGCAAGGATTTGCTGGCAGTGGAGAAATTACTTCTAGTGGACTAGAATCAAATACAATTGCTTCATCAATATTTCCAAATGTACCATTTACAACAACACAAGGTACATTTATCTTTGACATTCCAGTTGGAACAGATGCAAGATTCAAAACTTATGCACAAGAAGATTTTAGTATAAGAATTGATAATACTGCACCTGCAGGATCTCCATATATTATCGGTAGTGTAATCACACCAACAGAAGATCAGGTTACTTATAATGCAGATAGATCTCAGTTAACAATTAGTGGATTGACTGCTGTTACTGAAGTTACTCTGGTCACCAACCTGGACAAGATTCTTCAGATTACTGCCGTCAATAATACCGATAGAGTATTTGTTAAGACTGAAAAGGCTCATAGACTAAACTTAGGAGATAATCTTTTCATTACTGGAAATTCTGATGCTCAGTTCAATGGATCATTCTCAGTATCCCAGTTAATTTCTTCTAGAGAATATGCAATTACGTTGAGAAGTATTGCAACTGCTGCGCTATCAACTGCATCTAGTATTGAGATCTTTACGAAGCATCCTGTGCTTCAGTTGTTCTACAATCATAAGTATCAATTTATGATGGGCGACCCTTCACTGGAAGGGTATTTCTTCTCATTCTCAAAAGATAATCTATTCAAACTAGAGTATTCCTTCAACTCTATTCAGAGAGTTGGCACACCTGGAATTCAAGCTGGATCTGATCCTGAACCATATGTTCAGTTGTCAGTTGCAAATGATGTTACTAACATTTCATATTACTTTGATCCATCTAGAGTTGGAGATACTTCTCCTGTAGATCAAGGAACTTACTTGGATGTAGTAACATCTCCATATAAGGGTAACTTCGTTCTCAATCGTTTAGATGGTGCTACTATTACTACTGGGGCTACTATCTTCAAGTTCCCTCTTCTAAATGAAACTGAAAGTACTGCTACTGCATCCAGAACTACATATGCTACCTATTCTAAGGCAGCTGCTGGTCCAATTGGTGAGATTCGTCTCATTAGTGGTGGTGGATTCTATACTAAGTTACCAGTTGTCTCCGATATCATTTCAAATCGTAAAATTGAAAGAGTTGAGATTACTGAACCTGGAACTGAATATGCTGTAGGTGAATATACTGGTGTTAGTATTAGTGGTGATGGTGAAGGAGGAAAAGTCAATATTACTGTAGAAGATGGTACTGATGATGAAGGGGGAGTTATCCCAGGTCAAATTAGCAGAATTGTTGTTACTGATCCTGGTAAAGCATACACCACAGCATTCATTGATATTGAATCTATTGCAGGAATCCTTGGATCTAGTCTTGCTGGATCTGGTGCAGACTTAAAGGTTGTTATTCCACCCAATGGTAATGGAGCATCTGTCTTTGTTAAGGCAGACGAAATTGGAAAAATTAAAAAACTTAAGAATAATAACTTTGGTTTTGATTATACTCATGACTATACTCTACGTCCTGAGATCACTTTCCCAGTTAACGTTCAGTTGACTAGTACCAGTATTCTGGATAGCATCACTGTTACCGATCCTGGTTCTGGATATGCAACACCTCCAGCAGTAGAAATTGCTGGCGGCGGCGGAAACGGAGCTACTGCTGAAGCAACTATCAGAAACGGTCGTATTGATCAAATTGAAGTTAAAGATCCTGGAGCAGGATATTCTTCACAGCCCACAGTTTCACTCAAATCACAGTTCAACTATGTTGTAAACCTTGACCTGAACTTACTTCAGTTCTCTTTCCCTCATGGTATTACTAACGGTGCTGCTGTTACTGTTAACGTAAATGATGATGGATCTGGTGTTGATCCAGCACTTCCAATCTCATCTTTCGGTAGATTGAATACCGCAACGACATACTATGCTATTTCGGGTATTGGTAATTCTCTTGAAGATGACCAATTGAGACTTTCCCTTACTGCAGACAATGCTGCTATCGGTGATTTCATTTCCTTTACTAATGCTGGTGATGGACGCCAACAACTGCTTACCGACTCGTTCGGTGGTGCTGCTTCTGCCAATGTAATCACTGGTCGTTTCCTTGCAGGCGAATATGTATATCAAGGAGAAACTCAGGAGCAAGCAACTGCATTTGGATATGTGTCCAATAATGATGGTTGGCAAGAAGGTCCGAGAATCCTTAAAATTGTAGATTACACTGGAACCTTTACTAGTCAGGAAAGACTTACTGGTACAATCTCTAAGGCATCTGGTACTATTGATAACCTAAGCATCGCTAGAGGTGTTCTGGAAGTTGGTGCCATTACTTCAACTCCTGGTAGATTTATTGATGATATTGGCAAACCTTCAGAAATTATTCAGAAGATTCAAGATTCTTACTTCTATCAGGATTTCTCATACAGTGTTCAAGCACCTGTACCTATTTCTGATTGGAGAGAAATTCTTACTACTAATGTTCACCCTGGCGGATTTAAAGTCTTTGGAGAACTTGGTCTAGTTGAGAGTGGTACTATTGAAAATAAGACTACTAGTTTTGAACTTACTAAGTCGGTAAACTTGGCAGAATCTGCTATCGTTCCGAATCTTCAGAATTTCACTCTAGTTGAACCAGTTTATACTGACTTTGATAATACTGAGGTTCGTTTCCGCCAAAAGAATCTAACTTCTTCTGAGCAGATTCTAACTTCCACGGTACAGAAAATTAATGATATTTCTCAACTATTTGATGGTGAAAGAATTTCATTCCCACTTGAAGTAGAAAATAGAGATGGGGATGGAAATCCAGTAACTGAACCAGTTATTGCAGCTGCAAATCAACTGATTATTACTCTTAATGGTATTGTACAGTCTCCAGAAGAAGCATTTACAGTACAGGGTTCTAATGTAGTATTTGCTTCACCACCACAACCTCCCGCTAATGTTCAGTATGCTACTGCTACATTAGGTTTCAAAACTATCTATAGAATGGACCTTACCAATATTAGTGGCATTTTCCCACTGATTGGTGGTAGCATTAGAGGAGTTGTGTCTGACATCAATGCAACTGTTGTTGCTGTAGGAACTACAACAATTGATTTCTATTATGAATATAGTGGAGACGCCTTTACAATTGGAGAAAACATTTTCTCTGGTGCTACTGGATTCTCAGGTGATTTAGCGACTATTACAGATATTACTCCTCAAAATCTCTTCCAATTCAAAGAAGAGATTGAAAACTTAAGAAATGATACTGCTACTATTGAAGAAGTAAACCTTGAAGGTAATAATGGTATAGTTCTGTCAACTATTCCTAATGGTCTATCTGCCACTGGCACCACATTTGATGTTGCTGATGGATATAAGTTGTCTGATGTTTCTATCGCAAGTGTTGGTTCTGGATATTCTGATGATATTGACGGAATTGCTACTACAGGTGGTAGTGGAACTGGATTGACTATTGAAGTTGATGCTAATGGTGATGGTACTGTTGCATCAGTCAAAATTAAGAATTTCGGATCTGGTTATAATATCGGAGAAGTTGTAACACTTGCTGCTGGTAATAATGATGCAACTCTCACGATTGTAGCTGATGTTGGTGGTGTTTATCAAATTGATTCTGAAAGATTCTCCGTTGTAAGTATTACTGGAAACACAGTAGTCGCAAATAGGGGTGCTGATGGTACAGCTGTAGTCGGACACCAAACTAACAGTAATGTTTTTGGTACTACTATTGAAGTTGGAAACAAAGTTGTACTGAGTAAAACTGCTGGCACGTATCAATCGTCTCCTGGCGTCTTTGATATTGTCATTGGTGATATTATCATTGGACAGCAAAGTGGAATTGTTGCTGAGATCACTGGTATTCAGTCATATAGAGACCCTGTAACTGGAGCTGCAAATAATCAAGTTATTATCTCCGAAGGATCATCTTTCTTCGGTATCGTATTCAATAGAATCACGAGTGTTGATTTCCAAAACGTTGTTCTGGATAATATTTCTCAAACTCAGTTGCAGTTGACTGACATTAATGATTCTGCAGTTGAATTTAATACAAAATTCCCAAATTCGGAAGTAGTAAGTAATTTGGTTCTTGAGTATGAAAATGCGACAAGCGACTTTACTATTGAAGAACAACTTAGAAATAATATTATAAACTACTCTAATCTTAACGGTGACCTGGTTGACGGTGAGACTGTAAGGGTTTATAAATTGGCATACAATCCAGCATATTATGCTCCTGATGGATTGATACTTTCTGGTGATCGTATTCGTAGTGAGAATGCTACTGCTGAAGTCATTGGTACTAACTATGCTCGTGGGTATTTGTACTTAGGTAAGGTTGCTAGACGTGCAACTGATCTTCATGTACCAATTGCAGGAAATGGCGCGATTGTCTCTTCTCTTCAGAAGAAATTTGGAGCAGGTTCGTTGTACCTGAATGGAACTGCTTACGTTGACATCCCTAGCAATAGTGATTTTGCATTCTCAACTAATGACTTTAGTATTGAGGCACAAATTTATGCTAGTGCATCTGCTTTAACTGGAACTGCTACACTTTTGGACTTCCGTGCTGCTTCTGCCTCAGAAGTTGCAGTTAGACTATATTTGCAAAATGGTCAACTTCGGTATAATATTAACGGAAGTGATCTTCTTGCTGCAGGAACTATTGCTCAGGACACTTGGACTAGTATTGCGATTACCAGATCAAGTAACACTATCAAGATGTTTATTGATGGTGCTCAAGTAGCTAACGGTTCGGACTCCAATACCCATATAGCAAAACCAATTAAGATTGGTGCTGATTATGCAAATGCAAATGCGTTTGCTGGGTATATGGATGAAATCAGAATTTCTAGCACTGCAAGGTATACCACCACATACACTCCTGCAACTGGGATGTTCCAAGGAGATGCAAATACTGATCTTCTACTCCATTTTGACGGAGACAACCTCTCTACTACTTTCTTAGATTGGTCTGGAGCACCTACATGGAATCAAGGTGATGAATTTGTCAATGGAGAAATTGATTTTAGATTCTATGATGCTTCAAATGAAATTTTGAATAATCGCAATCTCATTACGAATGAAGCGATTTATCTTCTTGATAGACAGTATCCAGCCTTGCATATTCCTCTCTTAGCAACAGATATTGCAATCACTTATGGTGCAGAGTTCTATGATGTAATTATTTCAAACTTGGATCTTATTGCCAACGAAGCATATGAAGTAATCAATCCTTCTGTTCCATCTGGAACTACTGCTCAAGATTGTATTGATGATGTTAAAGATGTAATCAGAAATATCGCCTACAACCTTAAGTACGGTTTCAATAGTAAAGTTTGGGACGCTGCTGATCTTTATGTAAATGGTGGAGCAATTCAACACCTGACAGGTGTAACTGCTGCTTCTATTAGTGTATTCAATAAGGCAAGAGATATTGCTAAGGATATCATTAATAATACAACAGTTACTATTACAGGATCTCACGGTCTTACTCAAACAGAAAATACTAACATTCCATTCATCTACGAAGGTTATACTGCTGCCGAGGACAGAATTACTGCTCTCACTAAAATTGTTACCGATACACTATCCGATCCAGGTGGATCTGATGCAGTAACATATCCAAGTTCTACCGCTACTTTAGATAGAACTCATCCTTCCTATGCATATTGCCTGAGAGATGCTGGTCTTTGGGTTGACTCTATCGCCTATGACTTGAGAAATACTGGAAACAGTAAGTCATGGGATGCCGCGGCCAATTATGTTGATCGTACTGATCCTTCAAATGTAGTAATCAATCATGTTGCTGGTGAAGAGGGTGAGACAGTATGGGCAGTTGATAAGGTTCGCGACTTTGCAATCTCAGTAATGCGTGGCGATCTTCTTACTATTACTGGTGATCATGGTCTAACACAAGTTGTAGATGCAACTATCACTAGAGACTCGTCTTCTCCATACTGTGCCAACGTCGCTTCGGCAATCACGATTTATGCTGATATTATTTCAGATACTATTGAGCAGGCAAATCTTGCTAGTCCCGTAGATCATCTTGGTACTGTAACTCGGGTTGCTCCAACTAGTTTACATGGATCTGGAGTAGTTGACTCTGCTATTGTATCTGAATTTACTTGCGATAAAGAATTTGCAGATTCTGATCTGTTTGTATCAACTCAACTTTGGCCCGATTCTCAGAATAGATTTAAAGATGCTGCTACTTTGATCCGTGCTAACGCTGGAACTATCGTTGATGAAACTGCAGGAGATATGCTAGCTCGCTATCCAGAACTCGCTTTGGATATGCCAAGAAATGCTAATGGTACTTCTACTCTAGGAACCCTAAGATGCAAAACTGACCTTACTCTGTTACTTAATTCTATCGCAGATGATATTGAATTTGGTGGATCAGGTAATACAGTAACTGCATTCAAGTTCTACTTAGGAGCAGAGGGTGAGATTCTATTCATCCGTCTACAACTCTTGCAGTCGCTTTACGCTCATGAACGCCTAGCATTCTATGCTAAGGCAGCAATTGACGGAACTTTAGTCGCAAATTACTCCGATCGTGTTGTAATTCCTCCTGCAGGAATCACTAATGATCCTGGTGGATGTGCTGATGTTAAGTCTGCTATTGATACTTTGGCAGATCTGATTAATGAAACTCTTGCTCCTACGGGAGATAGGTTCCGTGATGCTGGAGATCTTTTGATCTTTAACCAGACTTATATTGCTGAAGAAGCAGTTGGTCTAATGCAAGAAGAGTTTAGTTATGTCAACTCTGGTGGTATCACAATTAAGACGTTTGACTATCCTGGTGGTGACATTGACGGAAAAGCAAAATGTGTTCGTGATATGGAGGAAATTGTCAAGTCTATTGTTTCTGACTTGTTAGTTGGTGGCAACTATAGTACTGTTGAAGCAGCAAAACTATATCTTGATTCTAATAATAAGATTAATCACGTTGAAGATCAGATTGCACCTACTGTAGAGGCAATTGAGCGTGTAGGTTTCCTTTGTAAGAAGGCGGTAAACAACCTCCTACAGAATACTGGTGATGGATCACTTGGATTTGAATTCTATGTTCCTAGATTTACATTAGAAAGTGCATATACTGATGGTACTATTACTGATAGCACCGATGATGGAGATACGAACAACTATGGATCTAGAGACTGTACTAATGTAAGATCTGCTATTGATACTCTAATTTCTACAATTATTGAGATCCTTGCTCCTGGAAGTGAATCTGCTCGTTCTTCTAATCAGCAGGTTATGTTCGGTAGAGAATATATTGATACCGAACTTAGACAAATTGTTCTTGGAGATTGGGGTGATGTATGGAAAACTTCTACTGGACAATGGGTCACTGATAGAGCATACGTTGCAGGATCCATTATTAGTAGCGGTCCATATCTCTATCAAGCACAGAATACAGAAACCTCTGGTTCTATAGCACCTACACACTTGAGTGGAACTGTTATTGATGCTACTCCAGATGAAAGTGATGTAAATAACAATGCGAATCCTGTAGGTGTCAATTGGACATTCGTTGAATTTGGTAAGGATTATTGGTTGGATCAGTTTGTGCAGGATGCACTTTATGATAACATCACTACTCCAGATGTAGTTTCTGCTCCATACGAGGTAGAAAATGCTACATACGATCCTACTAGTGGTGACCTTGTTATTACTAGTTCCGATCATGGTCTTACTACCAGTGATGGCATTTTCATCACACCAAATTCTCTGACATTTACATGCTCTTCTGATAACTACAATAGTTACAATAAGTATCCAAGACAAACTGATCCAGCATACAAAGAAAAACTTGCAATTACTGCAGTAACTACTGATACCATAACAGTAAACGTTGGAGCATCACCTACCGTCAATTACAATGTCGGAGCTGGCACAACATATGATGCTGGAAATGGTGTATTAGTACTCAATATCGGCAATCATGATTTGTTTGAGAACACTTCAATCCGACTTGCAGATAATTCTCTCACATTTACTTGTACCTCTGATGGTAATGTTTCTAACGAGACATATCCTCGTTCTGGATCCGATCCTTATGCAGGAACTACAATCAATATAGATGCTGTTGGTACTGATTCATTTGATATTGATGATGCTGTATATGTTCCTAGTACTGGAGTTCTTACACTCACTGTAGTTGGCAATTCCTTCGTTAATGGAGATAAGATCAGAATAGAAGATGAGTCTATCGTATTTACTTGTGGTTTAGATAATGATGTAACCGAGCATGCATATCCTCGTTCTTCGGATCCTTTCAGCTACAAGTGGTTGACGGTATCTAATGTTACTGATGATCAGTTTGATGTTAATGTTGGTGTTTCTTCAAATACTTCTGTCCATATCTTCAAATACGCCCTTGATAATGCTTTAGATCATCAAGACGGAACTATCACGCTAAATGTTGGAAATGCAGGATCTGCAGCAGGAGAAGCTCACACATTCATTAGTGCTACTGCTAATGCTGTAATTGCTGGTGGTAATTATACACATCAATTTATTTCAGCTACATCTGACGCCATTCAAGGTCCTGTTGCACAAAGCAAATTTAACAATACATCAACTATTGATAGTTTAATCTTTATAGATTCGCCTGTAGAAAATGAAACTTCTGCAGTCAATATTTGGCCTGCTGGTGAAAGAGAAGAGTTTGGTGCTGGCGGTTGGACTGTAACTGGTGGTACTGTAGTTGCTGATCAGACTATAGCTCCCGATAAGACTAATACTGCAGACAAGTATATTCCTGGAAATAATACTACTGCTAAGGTTATAGAAAGAACTTATTCTCTACCTTCATTTGATACTTTTGATGATGATTCAATCACCTTTGACGACACTACTAATACTCTTGACGAAGGTGCTAACATCTCCTTCCAAACTTACACCTGGTCTTGTTTCGTTAAGCAAGATGAGTTCTTTAAGTTCCGTCATAGTATTGCCTGGAGTGCTACCGATAAGGCAGAATTTACTTGGGATGCTGTAACTGGTGCTGTTGGACCTTCACTGTTTGTTAATGGTAACGTTATTGTTGGTGACAACATAACGAGTTCCACCAGTTTTGCTGACTCGGAAGCAAGGAAAGGTATTGATTGGGGTGTCAAACCTTATGGATTTGGTTGGTTCCGCCCATTCATCACTATCCAAGTTCCCTTTGGTATCTCTCAGTTAGATATCAAAGAATATATGTTGAACAACAGTGGTACTTTAGCTGGTACTGGTTCGGAGGGTGATGGTACTTCAGGTTCTTATATTTGGGGTGCTAAACTCAATAAAGGAGGTCTGGATATCTATACCTCTGTTAGTGGTGAAGGACTGTATGTCAGTGATGAATATAACATCAAGAAATTCATGATTGATAAGACAGAAGATTTGATTGAACTTCAACTCAATAATACTCAAGTCAACCCTGCTTTGGAATCGGGAACCATTCCAAATTATGATCTTCAACTAACTGAAAATTATACTACTGCCTCCACGATGTTGAGATTCAGTAATACCTTTAATCTCTATAGGGAGCAACTGAAAGACAGTGAATACTGGCTCACAGTACCTAAGATTTCTGGAATCACTGTTCCAAATCAAACATATGTTCAGGGTAACTCTAGAAATGTCCCAGTTTCTCTAACCAAAAAACTTGATAGTGCAGATTTCTTCTACGGACTATCATCTAACACTCAAGGTGAAATTGAGAAAATTACCTTTAATGAGTCTACTGTCGCGGCCATTTATAAGAGATTTAAGTTTAATGCAGATCAAGTAAATCTTGGTACTGCTCTTGCAGACTTTGCTCTGGGTGAGACAGTTCAGACTACTGGAAATGCTGCAAATACGGGAACAATTTATTCTCTGTATGCAGATGAGAACTTCAGATACATGGATGTTGTTGTTACTGGAGGAACTTTCAGTCTCTATGATGGTTTGACTGGTGCAGCTGCAGGAACAAATCTTGAGGGTGGTACTGACTTAGTTGGTTCATTCATTAATTTGACTAACGCGGGTGCAGATGTCAACAGAGTACAAGGTTCTTATACAGTATCTTCTATTGGTGGTAATGGAAGCGGCGCATCATTTACGGTTTCCGTTGATGATACTGGAGCAGCAAACGTTATCATTGATGCTGGTGGTACTAGTTACCAAGTCGGAGATGTGCTAACACTCCAAGATGTCAGTATGGGTAATGGTGGAGGTAATAATATTACTTTAGAAGTTGATACTTTAACTAACGCGGGTATTCAAGTTTCTACTGATAGACTTCAGGTTATTGATTTGGTCAATGGTATTGGATTTACTGCTGGATATCCATTCAAAGGATATACTTCAGGATCTAAAGCAGATACCTTAAACTATATCAGTAACAGAGGTGCTGTTACCAACAATACTGGAGGAAGACTAACTCTTGACACTGAGTCTCTTGAAGGTACTTTTGAAGATACCTCAGTAATTTATCCAGATCAGACGAGAATATTCTTGGACTTGATTGTTCATCCTGGTATTCCAACTGGCATTGATGTTGGTGATAACATTGTTGCTACTGGATATACTAGGTTGGGTATTTCCTTGGCTGGTAGTTTTGCATCTTCAGATTTCGTTGTTGGTGATCTTGTATATCAAGCAAACTCAAATCTATCTCAAATCTTCCAAGGTGCATATGGATATGTTACTGGATGGGATGATGCTAACAACTACCTATATGTCTCTCCGATTGGCACTTCTGTCTTCCAGAATGGTCAAAACGTAGCGCAGTATCCGTTAGGCAATACTCAGACTCCTAGAATCTTCGGGCAAGTTTCCACGACTGTTAATCAGACTACTGTAGCGTATGGAACAATCACTCGTATTGATCAAATTGGTCTAAGTAGACGTGTATATCTCGCAGATGTTGTTGGCACCTTTAGTGGCAATGATACGGTGGTCTCTGACGCTGGATATATAGCAGCAGCATATGAGAAGATTGATATTCAAGGTAGAACTAGCAGATACTTTGTAGGATTTGATGGTACGCAAACATCATTCAAACTGACTGAGAATAATGGTACTCCATACTTCCCAGATGCCGAAGGTCATATGATGATCTTTGTCAATGGTATCCTACAACCTCCTGGTGCTGCTGGATCTTATACCGCATTCTCTGATACTATCTTGTTCAATGAAGCACCTACGCTGGGTTCTTCCTTCACTGGATTCTATCTTGGTAAAATGCGTCAACTGGATGATATTAGCTTTGAGTTTGACTCCTTGCGTTCGTCCTTTAACCTCAAGCGGGATGGAACTTTCTACTCGCTCGCGCTTACGGAAGGTGTTCAGGAGACTGAATCTATTATCGCAGATAATAATATTATTATCTCTCTCAATGGTGTTATTCAGGAACCTGATGTTGGTTTTGAATTAGTCGGTTCTCGTGTCATTTTCAAAGAGATTCCTCGTGTAGGATCCACATTTGTTGGATTTGCTTACATTGGTTCTGATGCAGACGTTACAAGATCCGAGGTTGTACCTCCAATTGAATCTGGAGACTTACTGCAAATTCAAGGTGAAAATGTAGATAGAGAGGTCGCAGTTATTGAATCTGCAAATACTCTAGTAACATTTGAATATATCGGATCCGTGTTTGGTCGTGACGCTCAAGGTACTGCTAACATTCTCAAGGGAAGAGTTAACGGAGTTCAGGTAACTAATCCTGGTTCTGGATATACTGCTCGCCCAACAGTTCGGATTGATTCATCTTCTGGTTTTGATGCAGAGATTAAAGCTCTGGTGGGTGTCTCTCGTGTAGACACTACCAATCCTGGTTCTGGTTATGGATATCCTGAAATTGATGTTCTCACATCAGTTCCCGATGACTGGACAAGTCCAGATATTACACTATATGGAGAGGAACCATTCTTCTCACAGGAAATTATTGATCCTGAGATTCAGCAGATCGCACCAGAAGATCTTAGCAATATCAATAGTGGAGACATCGCAGGTCAAGGTCCATCCGACCCCACCCAAACTCCTACTACACTAACTGATTTTGCAACTACAGGAACGTCAAATACATCCAACGTTTGGGTGAGTGGATCATAAATATTAAAAAGGTTCGTAGACAATGCCGCAATCAAATACCACAGCAGTATTAGACAACGGGGTGCTGACAGTTACTACTGATCAGCTCCCTGAACCTGCTTTGTATGGGACCCCACTTGGATCTGGAAATTTTCCAAATAATCCAAATACTGTAGATAGTCAAGATGGATTATATGCATTTACTATTAGGGCAGGAACTAATACTGAAAATCCTCAAGCAACTACTCTAGGTGCTCAAGGTGTAGCATTAAATGGGGTAGTTTTATTTAATCCTTCTGCTGGTCCTGGTCCGTTGCCTGGACAGACAGTTTTTCCTGCTGCTGGGTTTAATTGGAATGCCGTATTTAATGAGAGTGTATATGGTGTTGATGCGTGTGGCGGACATGCAGAGCAAAATGGTGAGTATCACTATCGCTCTGGCAGTTTTCTTGTGAATTGTTGGGGCAATGATTTAATACAATCTAATGTATATTATAGTGCCACTCAACATAAAGGTAATTTCTTTAGGCATCCAGACGGACACTCAAAAATTGTAGGATTTTGTTTTGATGGATATCCAATTTATGGTCCTTTTGGATATGATAGTGTTGAGGATAGAACGAGTGGAACAAAAAAATTAAAGTCATCTTTCAGAATTTTAACAACACCTGCAGATGGAAGGCAATATAGTTATCAGCAGTATACTGCAGGAAGTTTTGTTCAAGACTATGAATATGTAAATGGTTTTGGAGACTTGGATGAACATAATGGTAGATTTTGCCAAACTCCAGAATATCCAAATGGAACGTATGCATATTTTCTTTCACTAGACGAAAATAATCTTCCAGTCTACCCATATATTTTTGGACCTACAACTAAAGAACAGAGAACTTGGCCAGAGGAAGGCGTTGATAGTCCAACAGGAGGTCCTGTAGCACCTCTTAGTAATACTGATATTCTCAGAATTACCAAAACTTGGTCCGAAGCAACTAATTTTAATTATGATTCTGTAGTTAGTCTGCCTGCAGACCCCTCTGAAGGTGAACCCCCACTGCCCTCACAATTGCCTGTAACCATCTTGTTACATGGTAGTGGTGGTAATGGTAGTAATACTGTAAATAGATGGAGGAGCGTTCTTCCTGGAGATATTTTAGTAGCACCTACTGGGTATAGTAATGCATGGAATATTGTTGATGAGAGTAAAGCACCTGATATAGATTTTCTAATTCAGTTGATTAGAAATCTTAGGCAATATAGTAACGTTGCTGGTGATAAATTCCGAATTCTTGGTGTATCTAATGGTGCGGCTTTAGCACTTAGGGCATTCTTAGAATTAAATGATGCTGGTGTAACTACAGTAGTTTCTGTAGTATCCGCTCTTCACATTAATCAATGGGACAATTTTGTTTGGTATAGACCCCCAACCAACGAATCTACTGGATCTGCAAATGAGCGGTATGGTTATACTCTACCAATAACTCCTCCAACTGGTAGAAATATTATGACTATTGCAAATACCAATGATGGGGTTATTCCTTATAATGGTGGATTGGGAGGTGTTGCTGGTACTACGTTCTTTGATTCGCAATTTGGTGCATATCTTCTTGCCACATCTCAAGGTTATACTGGAGATCAACTAGGAGATCCTCAAGGTGTACAGTATTCATCTTACTCCAACATATATCTCTACAAATACCTTAATAATTCTGTAGTTCATGTTAAGAGTAATACTGGTCACGACATTGATGCTGGTCATGAAGCTCTAATTCGGCAGTATATTGAAAGCGACGGAAACTCTGCTGGTTAATCTTAATAAATAACTAAAAACCTTGGTCTAATGGCAAAAGAAATTCTACAACTTGGTAATTCTGCCAACGACGGAACGGGAGATTCCCTCCGAGCGGGTGGCACTAAAGTTAATGCAAACTTTACCGAGCTGTACGATTCTCTCGGGGGAACTGCAGGTGCCACTGCATCTTTGATTAGTACAGCATCTCCAAATCTAAGTGATGCATTGACATGGAACGGCACTTCATTTTCTCCTGGTATTCCCAAGAATAAAGGCATTCTTGAGCAAAACTTGAATGTTAATGGATATAATATTGTATCCTCTTCAAATGGTAATGTTCTGATTCAATCAGATGGTACTGGAGATATTGTACTTAGAAATACTTCAAATAGTACTGATACTATTATTGATGGCACTGATGGATTCTTAAAATGGAGAGCACCTTATGCATCTGCGGCAAATCTACCAGTATCTAGTAACTACGATGGAATGTTTGCTTATGTCGCTGATGTAAGTAAAGCATACTATTCTAACGGAACTGCTTGGATTAATTTAATTGATACTTCTACTGGTAGGATTCAAGACCTATCAAACGTTGCAGATACATCATATACCGATGGTGAGGTTCCTACTTGGAATGCTGTTAATGGACAATTTGAACCTGGAACTGGTGGTTCTTCTGGTGGTGGTAACATCTTTGCAACGTTCAACGCGGATGCAGGATCTACCACTGCGTTGGGTGCCACAGACACACTGACAGTAACTGGTGGTACAGATATTACTACTACAATTAGTGGTGATACTCTGACCATTAACTATTCTGGTGGTGGGGGTTTCCAATTTACTGGCACACCTTCGGAAGGTGACACTCTCTTTTATGATGGAAACAATTGGGTTCCTGTTACTTCTCCTATAGTTGCATGGGACTTGGGTGCTAATGGATCTTCCCACTACACTTTCACTGGAGCGGGATTTACTGGTGCGATTAATGACCCTGCCTTGTATCTTCATAGAGGGCAGACTTATTTGTTTAATAATTCTAATAGTTATACTGTCCATCCGTTTGAAATTCGTCAATCTAATGGTGGTTCTGCATATACTGCTGGAATCACAAATGATGGTGCTGGAAGAACAACATTCGTAGTTCCTATGGATGCTCCTTCTACGCTTTATTATCAGTGTACCGTTCATGGTGCAATGGGAAATCAGATCGTAATCGTATCGTAATACTAAATGGCAAGATCAGTACCAGGTAGCGGCGCAATTATTGAACCACTCTTTAATAAAGAGTTTGGTGTATCAAGTGTCATTGTCCTAAAAGGGGGGTCTGGATATTCAGCAACCGATCCACCAAAACTAGAAGTTGATAATTGTGGAACACCCGAAATAGATGCATTATTGTATCCTATTATTGAGAGTGGTAGACTTACTCATGTAAGAGTATTAACTCCTGGTAAGGGTTATGATCCTTTGCGTGTGGTTATTTCTGCCCAACAGGATGATAATCAAAGAGTATCTTCATTTGATATCCGAAGCATTCTAACGAGTGTATCAGTATCAATTACATCTGGAGCATTTTCTGGAGATCATTTAAGTTTAGTATCAAATAATCTTCCAGATCCTGCAGTTACTGGTGATTTTCCGAGTACGTTTAATAATAATAGCATTTATTCTCAAGATTACAGTCATGAGATTGTATATCGTGGTGGTAAAGATATCCCCACTCTCAATAATCCAGAAAGAAGATCAGAACAACTTGGATTACTTTCTAATGGAACACCATTATACTCACCAGATGCAGGTGTAAATGGAATTCCACCTGTAGGATTTAAATTTAACGCAGTTCATACTAATATTTTTGACCATGATGTTTATCATGGTTATCCAGATAATGATAACAATTACTTTTTCCAAGACTCAAAATTAATTAATTCGTTTTCTAGTACAAACGGATTATTTTCAGTCAAGAGTTATTATTCAGTTACTAATTTTGGTGGAGATAAATCTCGTCATGATAATGGACACAGTAAAATATTGGGTGTTAGTTATGATGGATATCCAATCTATGGTCCATATGGGTTCTCGGAATCTCTTAATGATCAATCCGCAATAAAAAGAATTGAATCTAGTTATAGGTTTAAAACTGGTGTTGAAATTGATGGCAATCGTGCAGCGATTAATGTACCTGCCGCAGTTACTTACACTATCACTGTTGCTAATGTAGGTGGTTCAAATAGATATATTCTCAATGGTGGTGGTTTTACTGATGAAACCGCTCCAGTATTACTTTTAAATCGTGGCGATACTGTAACATTTAATCAAGATGATGCTACTAATGATACACATCCTTTACTGTTAAGTGATGTTTTAGGTGATGTAAATGGTCAAGCATGGCATGCCGCTGGACAAACTCTTTACGATCCAGATATACTTTATAGTAGAGGAGTTACTTACAGGTTAGATGGATCTACAGTAACATATGATCAATATATTGCTGGATTTGCATCTGCAACTACAAGAAGTATTGAGATTGTAGTACCTGATATTTCACCAAGTAATTTTTCTTACTTCTGTAGATATCACGCTTTGATGGGAAGTAAGACTAATAATCTTGGTTTTACTGCAGGAACTTTTATTGAAGACTATATCTATGAAAATTCCTATGGTGATCTTGATGGTCATAATGGAAGATATACAGTTACTCCAGAATATCCCAATGGAACATATGCATACTTCCTAACTATTGATGCTAGTTTAGAACCACAATTCCCATATTGTATTGGAGAATCATACTATAGTGAAGTGATCAGGTATGGAGAATCTGCGCCAACCGCATCTCAAGAAGTTCCGACAGGTGCTAGAGCAGAAGTTATCCTCAGTGAGGAGAATCCTGGAGAAGTACAATATGTAAAAATGATCGCTGGTGGCGATGGATACTTTGGTACTGCAAGAACAGATATTCTCGGAGGAGAAGGAACGGGTGCATCTGCAGTTCCAGTAACTCAATCTATCAGTGGATTATCACTATCAAATCCTGGTAGATCTTATATCAATCCACCCTCACTATTTTTCCAAGGTGGTGGTGGACAAGGTGCTGAAGGTGTTGCTAATATTGATCTTTCTGGTATTATTACTGATATTGCAGTAGCAGATGGTGGTAGATTTTATCAAGAACCACCGTTTGTTCTTATTAGTGGCGGCGGCGGTGTTG